TTCTGAAATACTCCTTGAAGAAGATGATCAAGTACAATTAGATTATTATAATGAGGTAGAAGAAAGTTTTGGAAATCCAACTTCACCGCCTCCAGAATCTATTAAAAAGAGTTATGATTCACAAAACATATTTGCACCTATACAAATTCAAAATGTAAAATTAAATCCTGGAGATACTTTATTACAAGGTAGATTTGGAAATGTAATTAGATTTAGTAGTGACCAAAAAAATTCGGATTTTTCATCTAATATAAAACTTTCTACAGGACAATTATATATACCACAGGGGCGTGAATTCGATAGGGTACTTGCTGATCCTAAAGCAGTTATTGAACAGAATATTAATTCTGATGCAAGTTCTATTTATTTAACAGAAAATGAGACGGTTGATTTAGCGCATACATTAATTTCAAAAACAACACCTGGACAACTATTATCTAATAGAAAAGCTTTTAGCGGGGCACAAGTTATTGTAAACTCTGATAATGTTACTTTGAATGCAAGACTTAATGATGTACATTTAATGGCAAGTCAAAATGTAAATATGACTGCTAGAAGGAGAATAAATCTTGAGGCTCCCATAATAAATTTGGGAGATAGAACGGCAAGTCAAGCAATAATAAAAGGTGATGTTTTTATGGAAGTATTTAAAATTCTTTTAGTATCACTTAAAACATTTGCAACAAGATTAGGAGATGTAACTGCACCTAATCCAAATAATAAAATTATAGAACTTGAGTTAGCAGCAAATTCATTTAAAGATCAAATTGATTTATTAGTATTACCTTTTTTATCTGATACATTATCTAAAAGAAATTATACGAGTTAATTATGGCAAGTAAAAATCCAATTGTATATCTAATTAAACTAATTAGTAAAAGAATGCAAAAAGAAATTAATGAAGAAACTTCTGATGTATATCGTAAAAAACTAGAGGTAAGAGATAAAAATTTAGAAGCTATTTATCAATCCGATGAAAATCGTGAGAAGATGAAAGAGACTAAAGAAGCATGGGCTAACATAACAGAGAAAAAAGAAAAATATGAAAAATCTAAAGATGGAGTATCATTATATGATAAAATGGTAAAATTTCTTAAAAGTCTTAAAGCCGCATTAGATGTACAAGATAAAGTTCAAACGGCAAATCCTGTTACAGGACCGGCAGTAATAGCAGGTAAAATAACCGCATTCATTCAGAAACAAAAAGATGAATTAGATTATATAAGAACAGTCGCAGGTACTCAGAAAAAATATATAAAAGAAGATTTAAAATTATATGGAGAAGCTTTAGAAGCATTAATTGATGAAATAAATAAGGGAGATGATGCTTATAGACAAGAAATATTATCAACCTTAGACCCGTGGGCACAACAAGATCCATATATAGCAGATGCTCCATATAATAAGATTATGTCAAGATATCAAGAACGTTTAGGAGCGCATGAAGTAGCTGCTGCAAAAGAACAAGCATCGGGTGGAAAAAAATTAGGAGCGGGTTGGGGAGATATTGTAGGAGCGGCAGTGCTTGGTGGAGTAGCTAGCCAACTCTTTTCTCAAGGAAAAGAAAATGTTACAAATTCATCAATGAATTTAGGTGAAGGTACTGATACAGCAGAATATAATAATCAACGTTATTATGAAGAACAATTATTAAAAGGTATTGAAGAAAAACAGAGGAATGGTGAAGAATTAACTCCTGAAGAGGAAGAAGCAATGAAAAAAGCAATAGCAGGTACTACCCCAGGTACAGTATATAATGCGTTTCAAATTACTTAACAATAAGAGGTAATGTTATGAAAGTAAAACAACTAAGAACTATTATTAGAAAAATGGTAGTAGAAGAGGTTAAAAAGCAAGTTAACGAAATATTTATAAAGGAACAGGTAAAACCTTCTCGTATGGTAGCAACAAAGCCAGTAAAACGAGAAACAGTTAACTATACTGATAACTCTACATTAAATAAAGTTTTAAATGAAACCGTTGGGTTTAAGGGAGAAACTGAAGAATATCCAACTATGGGTGGTAAAGCCTATACTACAGGAGATATGTCAGAGGTATTAGGATATGGAGAAATGGCTTCTCCTGAACTAAAAAGAGATAGAGTTGCAGCACAAACTTTAGCAGAAAAGGGTGTTACTCCAGACCAAGTAGGTGATGGAGTTGTTAACGCACTTACAAGAGATTATTCTGATTTAATGAAAGCAATGGATAAAGGTAAATAATGGCAAACGTAGTAAAATATTCAGCACTTGGTATTCCGTTTGGAATGTCATACCCATTAACGTTTGGAACAGATACTAAAACATTTGGACAAATTATGGAATATGGCACAACTGTTAAAAACAATTTACGAAATCTTTTACTTACTCAAAAAGGTGAAAAAGATATGGATCAGGATTTTGGTACTAATTTACATGGAATACTATTTGAATATCAAGTTGGAGATTCAGAGTTGGAAGCTGCGATAAATGATACTATTAATCAGGCTGTAGAGAAGTATATGCCAGGGGTAATTGTTAATAGTTTAGTCGTAGAACCAAAAGATAATCATGATGGAGCAGTAGTAGTAAAAATAGATTTCCAAGCAGATTTTTCGGATCCAGCTAACTTAGAATTTACAGTAACTCCAGATGGGGGCGCTGAAGATTCCGCCGGCGGTGTAACATCAACGTTACTATAACATATAGGATAAAAAATGGGTGAATCAACAAATATAAAAAAAGACGTAAAAAGAGAAGTTAAGTATTTAAATAAAGATTTTTCACAATTTAGAGAAAGTCTTGTAGAGCATGCTAAAACATATTTTCCAGCTACCTATACAGATTTTAGTGATAGTTCTATTGGAATGATGTTTGTAGAGATGGCATCATATGTTGGAGATGTTCTTTCTTATTATGTAGATAATACTTTTAAAGAAACTATTTTAGCATATGCTGAAGAAAAGAAAACTGTATATGATATAGCACAATCATTAGGATATAAACCAAAAACAGGAGTTCCAGCTTCTTGTAAAGTAGATGTATACTGTACAGTTCCATCACAAGGTTCAGGAGCTAATGTTACACCAAATTGGTCTTATGCTCCTACTATAAATGCTGGGATGAGACTTTCTACAAAAGCCAATACAGCAACATTTAGAACTACAGAACCTATAAATTTTCAAGTTTCAAGTTCTATAGATCCTACTTATTTTGAAAAATATCAAGAATCTGCAGATGGTACACCAACAAAATTTTTATTAAGAAAGAAAGTGGACGCGGTTAGTGGGAACGTTAGTACAGAGTATATAACATATTCAGCAGCAGAACAATATACAATTAGTGTACTGGGGAATGAAAATATTAACGAAATAATTTCAGTATCCGATAGTGATGGAAATAAGTGGTATGAAGTAATGTCTTTAGGACAGGATACAGTTTTAGATGAAAGTGCAAATAATACCACAAATTCTCCAGATTTAAGTGATTATGCTGGAGATACACCATATCTAATGAAACTTATTAGAACACCAAGAAGATTTGTTACATATTTACGAGGTGATAATAGAACTGAATTAAGATTTGGTTCAGGAGTTTCAGATAATCCTGATGAAGAAATTATACCAAATCCAGATAATGTTGGATCATCTCTTTCTACAGGAGTTTCTAAATTAGATACTACATTTGACCCAAGTAATTTTTTAAAAACGCGGACTTATGGATTAGCACCATCTAATACAACATTAACAGTTGTTTTTGCGTACGGCGCTTCACATACAGATAATGTAGGTGTTAAACAATTATCAAGAATTGTAAATAAAGTAACATCAATACCAAATTCAAGCACTTTAAATTCAGCTACTGTAACTGCTACATTACAGTCTATTAGGGCTATAAATAATGAAGCAGCTGTTGGAGCTAAAAATGCAGAAACATTACAAGAAATAAAAAGTAATGCAGCTGCTAATTTTCAATCACAAAATAGAGCAGTTACTAAGAATGATTATATGGTAAGATCATTAGCAATGCCTTCTAGATTTGGAAGTATAGCAAAAGTTTATGTAGTACAAGATGATCATTTAAGTGATATAGCAGAATCAGTCAGCGATAAATCAGGTGCTTCATCAAGTGATTCAGAGGATTATACACAAGGTGGTACTGATCAAAAAGAAAAATATGGATAAAAACTATGCCTAGTCAAGATAATAAAAACCCGTTAGCATTAAATTTATATGTTTTATCATATGATGGAAATAAAAATTTAACTGCACCCAATCAAGCAACTAAAGAAAATTTACAAACATATTTAGGACAATATAGAATGGTAACAGATGCTATTAATATTAAAACTGCGTATGTTATTAATATTGGAGTTAAATTTTCTATAATGACATTACCACAATTTAATAAAAATGAAGTTTTAGTTAGATGTATAAATGAAGTAAAATCATTTTTTAATATTGATAGGTGGCAAATAAACCAACCTATAGTTATATCTGATTTATTATATAAATTATCAGTTGTTGAGGGAGTTGCTGTTGTAGTAACACCAGAAGATGCTGTAGCATCTACTGCAAATCCTGCTGATAAGCCACAAATAATTATTACAAATAAATACCGAACTGCTGATGGTTACTCTGGAAATGTATATGATATGGATAAAGCATATTATAATGGAATATATCATACATCATTAGATCCAAGTATGTTTGAATTGAAATATTCAGATTCAGATATACAGGGTAAAGTAGTTGGAACTATAGGGGGATAATAAATGCATTATTTTGAATATCCAAGCGTAGATGCTACAATATATCAAGCAAGTCAATCTATGAATACGGGATTGGATCCTATATTAGAGGTTAGGAAAGATGTGAGTGCTACTGGTGATACTGTAAATGTTTCACGAGCGTTAGTTAAATTTGATTTAACCTATATTAGTTCTTCAGTAATAAGTGGGTTAATACCATCTACTGCAAAGTATTATTTAAATATGTATGATGCAAACCCAGAAGAATTAACAACTAGTGATCTTTTATATGCTCATCCTGTAAGTCAATCTTGGACTGGTGGAACAGGAGAATTTGATTCTAATCCTCAAATAACAAATGGAGTTAGTTGGAAATATAGTCAAGGAAAGAGTTCAGGTCAATATTGGATGTCAGGCAGTTTATCGGGATCTGGTGCTACTTGGTATAGTGGTAGTGGTGGCGCTAAACTTGATGCTTCACAATCTTACGATCATTCAACTACTGATATGAGAATGAATGTAACAGATATAATGAATGCTTGGATTTATTCTGGCTCAACATATCCAAACGAAGGGTTTTTAGTAAAGAGAAGTGGTAGTCTGAAAAATGCAGATACTTCTCAACCAGAGGGAAGTACAACACATTTAGGAAATTTTAGTTTTTTCTCAAGAGATACAAATACAATTTATTCACCAAAGTTAGAAGCAGTTTGGGATGATAGTTCTTGGAGTACAGGAAGTTTACAACCAATAACAGGCTCTGATTATGATGATATGGCTTTTTATGTTAAGGGGTTGAGGAGTGAATATAAGCAAGATTCTAAAACAAAAATACGAGTGGTAGGACGGGCTAGATATCCAGAAAAAACTTATGCTACTACACCTACTCAATTGGGTGTAAAGTATTTACCAAGTGGCAGTACTTATTATTCTATAAAAGATGCACAAACAGAAGAAGTTATAATTCCATTTGGAAGCGGTTCAATAGTAAGTTGCGATTCAACAGGAAATTATTTTAATCTTTGGTTAAATGGATTACAACCAGAACGAATTTATAATGTTCAATTTAAAGCAACTGTAAGCCAGAGTACATCAAATGAGCAAGATGTAATATCTCTTCAAGATCACACTTTTAAAGTGAGTAGATAATGCCAATAACATTCGAACAAGTTAAAACTGATTCGAGGTTCAAAGAAAAACTTGATTCATTTCAAGCTAAACGTTTAAAACGCTTAGAAAGTGAATATCAAGATTTATTTTTAACTGGATCAAGAGAAGATGGTAGTACAGTATTCAGAACTAAGAATGGAACAATAATATCAGTTGATTCAGATTTAGATCTTTATGGAGTAGATTCAACTGATCAATTAGTTCCAGTAAATTTAGAAAAAACTTCCCCAGAATCAGATAAAGTTGATGATATTGTAGATAAAAATTTTAAAGAGTTAATGGGTGGAGCTGGCTTAGGATTAAGTATAGAAGAATTATTTAATGAATATGAAAGATTAAAAGGAAGTATACCAGGAGAAGGTACAATAAATTCACATAGGTATTTGGTTGAAACAAGTGTTGAATATATAGGTGGAATGGATGAATTAGCTAGAATTAAAGCAGAGTTAGAACGAGAGTTAAAAGAATTAGAATCATTGATAGCAGAAACTGCTGAAAAAGAAGCGGCGTGGACTTCTTATTTAGCGGAAATGAATAATTTTGTAGATACTACTCAACCATATTCTCGGGCAGATTGGGAGCAAAAGGGAAATCCAATAGCATCAGCTGATGCTGGTTATCAAAAATTAAGGTTTGTTAAAAATTTACCTTATAGTGTTGCTACGACTCCTAAAGTTGATGTTACTGGAGTTCTTGAATTACCATATAGAGTTTCCAAAAGAACTCAACGTAGAAAAAATGGGAAATTATCAAGTGGTTGGAAAAAAATATATATAAAAGTAGATGCAGTAGGTGGTACTGGGATGACATATAGATGGTTTGTTGATGGAAATGAAATTTTTCCAAGTGATAGATATGGGGCTACTGATAAAGAAGTAGTAGAATATTTTCCAGCTAAATATAGAAAAAATCATGCAACAAGAGTTTTTACATGCAAAATATCGGATTCTCAAACCCAAGGGGAGATTACTTCGGGTCCAATTAAAGTACAGGTTGACTAATGCCAAGTAATGAATTAACATATAATGATTTTAATATGTTGTATACTTCTACAGCACATCCGACGTCATTTGGAAATGATACTAGAGATTTTGTATTAGTAACAGTTTTAGATCAAACTGGTGAAGTAATAGAAACTACAGAAATATCTGTAGAAGAATTGAAAGTAGGAGAATTATTTAATTTTAATCCAGGAAGAATACTTAGAAAATTAGGATATATAGCTGGATCTTATAAAGTAAGATTGAATTTTCTTAGAAGAAAAGCTGGTTCGAGTGTATATGGATTCTTTGATAACGATAGAGAATTGTGGAAAGGAGCAGTTCAAAAAATTGAAGGTAAGTATTATACTGGAACAAATCCACAAGATACAAATGTTGAACCATTAACAAGGGTAAAATTAGCATATGATGTGTCAGATATAAGTCCATCCAGAAAAGAAGTTAGATTACAATTAAAAAATATAGATGTAACTGAAAAAACTTCATATGCATCTAATTTTATAAATTTTGATACTGCAGCATATGATTACATTCCAAAAAGTACAGATGATTATACTTCAGAAGGAACTGTAAAAGTAGATACTTCTGATCCTTATAAAATTAAAGCAACTTTAACAGCTGAAGATATGGGATTTTCTCCAGCTATGGTAGGGGGTAAGTTAACTATAGATAATGCATTTATTATATCATATAAAACAACTAATCTTACCGTAACGGATAATACTAATAAAACAACTACAAAAACAAATACTGTAACAGATTATGTAGATGATGAAGAAAATCCAAATATAGATGTAGGTCTTAAAGATGATACTACAGAAACAACAACTGGAGGTCGTGGTGGGCTTTCAACTGAACGAGA